CATTTTGTCCTTGGTCGTGACCGTTTCCGCCCCCTTCAGAAGTTGTACCGCCGTTGCTTTCCTTACCCTTGCCAGTACCCTTGCGTGGCTTACCGCCTTTCCCTTCCTTCTTAAGAATGTCGTACACTTGCTTGGTATCCATCCCACGGAACCGCTCATCTAGGCAACCCATAAGTTCGCCGTCCTGATCTCTTGGCATGGATACATCTTCGCCATATGGGTCGGCGTCTTGTATCTCCAAGTTAATAACAAAGTCCATAGCGACATTGGTGAGGTGTTGATCTTCTTTTGCCAACGCTTGCCATACCGTCATATGACGATACGCTTTGTGCATTGCTTCATGCACTATTAAGAAAGCAAGTTGCTTGTCGTTCAACGAATCAACGAACCCTCGCCCATAAGTTACATCTCTGCCGTTGGTGTAAGCAGTATTTATTTCTTCGTCGACTGTTACTTTGCCTACCATAAACACGCCTGAGAAGAGACAGAATCTCTTGCTCTGCATCAACGACACATGGGCGCGTTGTATCCTTTGCTCTGCTGTTAATTTCATATGCTTCCTTTCAGAATAAGTATTGGTTGTCGCGCATCCAAGTAACGAACGCACCGCTCGTCATAAGGATTTGTTTCTTCTCGGGGTGCTTGCTCGTAGACAAACAGAATACGGATTGAAGTTCTTTCGGTGTACGCTTTAAGTATTCAAACCACTTGCTTATGTTGTTACGATCTATCCGTTGCATAGCACCGAATGCCATAATGCTTAGCGCTGCGGGCGAACTCGGTAACTTACAACCTTTTGGATCGTCGATTACTTCTTGCCATGTTGGTAACGAATCAGCAACTTCTACATACGCAACCATGTCTCGCGCACCGCTCTCACCTATCGTGCCTGACAAACCTGCTATCAAAGCATTACGGCTTATGCGGTTGCGGTTAGCAATGATGTTGCTCGCTCTCGCCAATGATCGTGGAGACACGAACGATCTCTGTGGAATCTTTGGGTTGAAGATGTATGGGTTGTCGGCTTGGCTCGGGTCTTTGTATGATGCTAGTGCGTGCGGGTATGCTTTCACCCATGCAACAACCTCGGCTTGGATACCGTGGTTCAAAGCCCATAAGCCCCAAGAGTCGTCGTCAACAGTGCCGTCGGCGTTGAACCCTGCGTGTGGTTTCTTAACTGGGTAGATAGTTAGTCGGTTTATCGAATGCGCTTTTAGCATATCGCCTACACCATCAGTCGCGTTGTTACCAGTTGTCACTACGATACTATCAGGGTGCAAATCAAATCCGCCGATCCGCCTTTCATTAAGTAGTGGGTGCAACATATGTTGTACCGCCATGCTCGACGGCTTGGTAAACTCGTCGATGAATACAACCATTGGTTCTTTCTTATGGAAACCCCAATACTCGTTGGGATACAGACTCGTTGTCTTGGTTGCGTGGTCGGGCATTGGGATACCAATGTCACCTAGTTCTGTGTTAGGCGTATCAATGAATACCCCTTTGTAACCTAGTCTTGCTACGATACTCTCAAACATTGCAGTCTTGCCAATTCCAGGTTCGCCCACTAGATGAATAGTGTTCTTGCTACCGAACGAAATGATTGCTTCCTCTGCTTCTTTCAGAGTGACTTCGGTGTTCATGCGTACTTCCATTTGATTTCTTCCTTAAGAGTTTTAAATAGTATTTTGTTGGACAATCTGAGCATTACTCAATTTGTCTGTATGGTTACTAGGTATTGGGCGTTCTTGTCTCTGACTGCTTTGCGTTTAGTGACCTCCGTTCTTTCAAATAAATCATTTGCAAATTCAAACTTGATTACCTTGTCAAACCAACGATTGAATTGCCCCTTGCTACAAACCCAGTTGGATTGATTCCCCCCGTAGACATAGTGATAGTCTCCCGCGCATCTTGTTGCGTAGTGAGTCAACTCGTAGAACATCAGCAACTGTGCGCTGTTATCTTTGTTTGCTATCGCGTTATCGACACTGCATAAGAAGTCGTCTCTGGCTTGTGCGTTACGCTTGTCGTATGTAGTCCATGTACGCGAGTTAGTCGATACATGCCACATCTCAGGCGTTGGGGTTTCAACCGACACATCTCCCTTGAACTCCTTGGTCAATGACAAGACTTGATTTACATAGTCGGTGAACGGCTTATACTTCTCGCGTATGGCTTTGAGTATGTTCTTCTTGGGTGTCCAAACAGTCTCAAGCGTCGATTCGATCGGCTCGTCACCTAGCGCGTTAACAGTTACGCCCTTGTCGCTTATATAGTGCAAGCCGTCATGCCTGTCTACATAGTATAGTTTCAAGTGCTTGCGTAATATATGAACTACGCCTGTCTCCAATAGCAGTTCTTGCATAGTCTGTGCCGTACTGATCGAGTCGTACGCACCACCACAAAAGAATATGCGCCCATCAGAGTAATACTTCATGATTACAGTGTCGTAGTGGGTGACGCTTACGGTGTTGTCGGCATCTTTGGATATACGCAGTCTGCCATAGCGACGATTAGCCCCAAGCGGCCGTTCGCCCTTGAACTTACCCTTGATGAACGGCTTTGTATTCTCGTAGTGAGCGAGCGCGTTCTTGTGTGTGGATAAGTTTTGCGGTAAGCCGTCAGCCATGCGCGACCACCCTCGTGCAAAGTGTTGGTGTGTCATCTCCATATGATTAGTCCTTATGCTCTCTCGTAGCCGTGGGTTGTAAAGTAGAACTTGCCGTTGTAGATGCTGTTCAAGCGGTTGCGCATATCCCGCATACCAACTGTCGCACTGAGATATAACTTGTGTACCTCGGTCAACTGTTCTGCGGTAGAGTCGGCGTTGCGCATTAACTTAAGTGTTGTTGTCTCCATATCACGATAGTGATTAGTTATTTCTTTCCATGTTTTCAATATGCCGTATACGCTTGGGACATTCTGAGCATTGGTCATTTTGTCTTTCATTTCTTTTGCTTTCTCAAGTGATCGTGGTTTAATGAAGCGCGTCTCGCGCGTACCCTTGCTTGTGTCATATACAAATACTTCTACGCCTTCTTGCATTTCATTCTCCAATCGTTGTAATTTGGTTAAATTGGTCATAGTTTTCTAACTCCCTTGCGTGTTGTTGATACTGTGCTTCTTCGAGTAGCGCGATATCCGCTTCTTCCTCATTGCTCTCTATTACGATACCGAGAGTCTCCATTGCTTCGATCAGCGCGATATGCACATCTTCAAAGAACATTGATTGATAGTCTGCGGGGTTCATTAAGAACTTGCGCACATCTTCCTCTACTGCCAATAGCAGTTTGCTAGCCTTGTCAAAGTCAGTCATCTAAACCCTCCACCCATGTAATTACAAATACATACAAAAATAAGACAAACGCAACAGTCTGCCCCCAAGTCATGCTTCCTCCTCGTTGTAGTCAAGAATCTCTGTGAGCATATGCCCTGCCCACACGCCAGCCAAGATCAAAGCGAGTCGGTGCAAACCACCATCACCCGACCAACCCAGTAATAAAAAGCCGTTCATGAAACAGCAACCGATAACCCAATATGCGGGACTTTGTTTGTTGTTCATATGCTTGCTCTCTTTGGGTTAGTGTTGCGGAGATCGTCGGCGTTCGTAATTAGTTGGTATGCGCCTTTGGAGTAGGGTATTGCTACGCACCAACCGAGTCGTTCGTCACGCGCCTTATCTTCTGCGCATGGCTTGCATATGGTGTGTCCGTATGCAGAGCGTTTGTTACCCACGCCGTTCACATGGCATGAGCGACACCAGTTGTTTCGGTATCTTGGGACATTCTGAGGATTAGTCATTTTGTCGTTGTCTGTGGTCATATTAGGTTTTCCCCTTGAAAGTAATAAAAAGACACAATCTGCCAAAGCAGGAGGTCATTATATCAGAATAACTATACAAAGTCAAGTGAATGTTCCGTTTTATCGGAGAATGTCGCGCTAAAAGTAATTGCTAAGTATTACAATGTTCTGTGTTTTTATTAAATTCGAACATTACAAGGAAAAATTCGAACATTATAAGATCGTTGATTTTAAAGGGTTTTTTCGTTTTCTCTCTCTAAAAAGTAATTATATTATATTATATTGTTCTAAATGTTCTGTTGTTCCGTGTGTTTTAGAGAAACTACACAGTTCCACAATCGGGACTTACACTTGCCGAGGAGGTCATGCGATCACAGAATTAGAAAAATGGTTTTTCTCAAAAATGGTCGGAACAATAGAACAATACGGAACATTCCTTATAAATCAACGACTTACATTGTTCTGTGGTTTTGTATTGTTCTGTGATTTTCAGAACATTAGTCTCCATATTCAAAATTTTTAAACTTAAAACTTAGCAGTTCGAATCCCTCTCGCGTTGAAATGACCGATCCCTACAAAAAATGTCTTTGAATTACTGGACATATTGAGGAAAATTAATTTTGTCTTTATTAGGGTTTATCCCTATAAAATAACTAGGATAATATCGGATTTTGTGGTATACTGTAGGCACACGGCGAAAAGGGTTCGCCGTGAAATTTCCATCAACTAGGAGTTAATCATGGAAAAAACTGTAGTAGCAAACGCCGTTGTATATCTTACAAGTGAGCAGACCGAGGCCGCGTTCGATCAAGGCAAACGATTTTCCCGCAACAAGCGCGAGCGCATTCAGATCGCCACCGAGGCCGCCGAACAATTGGGAACTGAGCCAACCTATCAACAATGGGAGGCTTACCGCATAGAATTTGTGAACGGCCATGCGATCGACAATCCCCAGTTAACAGCTAACGCGCATGATACGGCATGGGGAGATTTTGCCAAATTACTGGAGGCTTTATACGGCCTTAAAAAACCCCAGAACAAGGGACAAGCCGCGACCAAGAAGCGCGAGGAACGCGCCAAGAAAACCGAGGCCATACTAGAGAAATACGAGGGACATACCGCCGCCGATCTACGCGCCCAACAAGCCGCCAACTATGAACGACTAGCAAAGAAACCCGACGATAAAGAGGCCGCGAAATCCAACAAGGAACTAGCAGTGGCAATTAAGGCCGTACAAACTGAGGAGAACAAGGCGCACGGCGAGGAACTCAAGGCCAAGCGCGGCGAGGTACGCGAGGCCGCCAGTAAGTGTACCGACCTCACCCAGTTAGAGGCCGCGCTCGATATACTCAGCGGCGGATTCGATATCAACTATGAACTCTAATCTAATCTAATCCTTTTACGCCGCGCACAATGCGCGGCTTTTTTTTGTCTCAGGCCGCCACCCAGTAAGAGCCGCCGCACCCAGTAACCCTAGACCCCCACCACCCCATTTTTTAATTTGGGACTCCCGCGGTACTGACACAGTGTTCCGCACGTTTGATATCCACATTTGGTTTTTGCCTATATAATATGTTTGCAACTTGCAGTTGCTGGCTCCTTAAGTTATGGACCCCTCCGGGGGTCCTTTTTTTATTTGTACCCCCCACCCCCATATTTTTATTGCGACAAGTTCTCATTTAAGTTTCATGCAAACACCCCCCGGGTAGGAGTCTCAACCTCCCTATTGACAAGTATGGTATATTCGCGCAAACAACGGAGTGCCCTTTTTCCTCCTGCCATGCAAACACAGTTAACGCCCACTAACGACTACCCCGTACCTACAAATTTGTCAGAGCAAGTAGGGGAATCCCTACAAGACAATGCAAGAGTAGCATCTAATACAGCTGCGTTAATGTTTGAACTTGGCATGCCGTTTGAGATGACGGAAGAAGATAATGTTGCGGCAGCAAAGCTATTTGCTGAAATGGATAAGCAAAAGAAAAGAGGACAGCAAAGCGACGCAATTAATCCGCCGACTTTGTATCAAGGTAACGTAGCCTTAAAGTTATCCGCCTTACTTAACGAATACGATAAACGAGTTGTATTAGATGCTACCCAAGCACGCACATATATAACTAATAGACTCTTAGAAATTAGTAGTTGCGGAGAACCAAAAAGCGAACTTCGCGCTCTAGAATTACTAGGAAAACTGTCTGACGTCGGCGCATTTACTGAGAAGTCCGAGATAACTATTACGCATAGAAGTTCAAATGATTTAAAACAGGTAATACAGGAAAAAATTAGTAGGTTACTAGCAGGAAGCGTAATAGATGTAGAAGCTAAAGACTTGAATAAAGAGTTAGGGCTAACAGAAGATATAGATGAACCCACACGAATTACAAAACCTTCTGAAGATAGTACCGAATCTATCTGAAGCGCAGCTACGTGATCTTTATGCTTCTTTAGAGGAGCATGAGATTCTGTCTGACCGGGAGAAAGCACGTAATCATTTCATGCTGTTTGTAAAAAAGGTGTGGCCTACGTTTATTGAGGGCCCACATCACAAGAAAATGGCAGCGGCGTTTGAGCGAGTGGCCAACGGAACATGCAAAAGGCTAATTATTAACATGCCACCACGGCATACCAAGTCAGAATTTGCTAGTTATTTACTACCAGCATGGTTTTTAGGTAAATTCCCCCATAAAAAAGTGATTCAGACGTCCCATACAGCTGAATTAGCGGTAGGTTTTGGTCGAAAAGTGCGAAATTTGGTCGATCAAGACGTTTATACAGAGATTTTTCCCGGTATTGGGCTGCAAACTGATTCAAAAGCTGCTGGTAGATGGAATACAAACCGTGGCGGCGACTATTTTGCGATCGGTGTGGGCGGTGCTGTTACTGGTAAGGGCGCAGACATACTAATAATAGATGACCCACACTCAGAACAAGAGGCCGCAATGGCTGCGGTCAACCCAGAAGTCTACGATAAGGTGTATGAATGGTATACATCAGGTCCGCGGCAGCGTCTACAGCCGGGAGGGTCTATTGTTATCGTGATGACACGCTGGGCTATGAGAGACCTGACTGGTCAGGTTATAAAATCAGCGGCACAAAGGGGCGGAGAAGAGTGGGAAGTGATTGAATTTCCTGCAATTTTACCTTCGGGTAACCCCTTATGGCCCGGATTTTGGTCGCTCGAAGAACTTTCTGCACTAAAAGAAGAACTTCCAAACGCTAAATGGCAAGCCCAATATCAGCAAAATCCTGTTGGTAATGAGAGCGCTATTATTAAAAGAGACTGGTGGAAGTGGTGGGAAAAAGACGATCCACCACAATGCGACTACATACTACAAACTTGGGATACAGCGTTTGAAAAAACGCAACGGGCCGACTACTCAGCGGGGACGACGTGGGGTATTTTTAACAACGACGAGGATCGTGGGGCGCCAAATATTATTCTTTTAGATACATATAAGCAGCGCGTTGAGTATCCAGACTTAAAAAAAGACGTACTTGCTAAGTATAAAGAGTATGAGCCTGACGGTGTTTTGATAGAGAAGAAGGCGTCGGGGGCACCTCTTATATATGAGTTGCGAGCTATGGGCATACCTGTACAAGAGTTTACTCCGAGTAAAGGACAGGATAAGATAGCTAGGCTTAACTCAGTATCAGACATAATCGCTTCTGGCAAAGTATGGATACCACAGACTAGATGGGCGGAAGAACTAGTCGACGAGATAGGCGCGTTTCCGTCAGGCGAACATGATGACTTAGTAGATGCAACTACACTAGCGCTTATGCGTTTCCGTGCAGGCGGTTTTTTGCGACTACCAACCGATGAACCCGAAGATATACGGTACTTTAAAGGTCACCACCGTGACAAGTACTACACCGTTTAAGGATTGAATATGGCAACGAACATGATGGATAAAGGTTTGTATCAAGCACCTATGGGTCTCTCCGACCTAGCAGAGCAGCCAGATATGGAGATCGAGATCGAAGACCCAGAAGCTGTGGATATTCACGTAGGTGATATTGAAATCCAATTAAAGCCCGAAAAAGAAACAGCGGATACGTTCGATGCCAACCTTGCGGAGTACATGGACGATGGTGACTTGTCTGGTCTTGCAGAAGAGTTAGTGGGCGACTTTGATAAAGACACGATGGACCGCCGAGATTGGATCAAGACATATGTCGATGGTCTGAAGTTGTTGGGTTTGAACTACGAAGAGCGAACAGAACCTTGGCAGGGCGCGTGTGGTGTATTCCACCCCATGTTGACAGAAAGCGTTGTCAGGTTTCAGTCCGAGGCGATGATGGAGACATTCCCAGCAATGGGTCCAGTTAAGACGCAGATCATAGGTGCGATAGACCTACTGCGCGAAGAAGCAGCCGCACGCGTGCGCGAGGACATGAACTATCAGTTAACAGATGTGATGACTGAGTACAGACCTGAACACGAGAAGATGTTGTGGTCACTGCCCTTGGCAGGTTCAGCGTTTAAAAAAGTTTACTTTGATCCGGGTAAGGGTCGTCAAGTAGCAGTGTTTATTCCAGCAGAAGACATTGTTGTCCCATACGGCGCGTCAAGTATTGAGGATGCCGACCGCGTTACGCACGTCATGCGTAAAACTGAGAATGAAGTTATAAAACTACAAGAAGCTGGGTTTTATGTAGATACAGATTTAGGTGAGCCCGGCTATGAGTTAGATGATATTGAGAAGCAGAAAGCTGAAGAGACAGGGATGTCTGCGACGCAGGATGACCGCTTCCGTATCTTGGAGATGCACGTCAACTTAGACCTCAAAGGGTTTGAACATACAGACAAAAAAGGCCGTGAAACAGGTATCGCTCTGCCGTATGTTGTTACCATAGAGAAGACCTCACGCACTATTCTTGCCGTAAGGAGAAATTGGTATGAAGACGACGTCCTCCACACAAAGCGACAACACTTCGTCCACTACCAGTACATCCCCGGATTTGGCTTCTACGGATACGGACTCATCCATCTTATCGGAGGCTACGCAAAATCAGCAACGATGCTCATCCGCCAACTTGTTGACGCGGGCACTTTATCAAATCTCCCCGGAGGACTTAAATCGAGAGGACTTCGGATTAAAGGTGATGACACCCCGATTCAGCCGGGTGAATTTAGAGACGTAGATGTCCCTTCCGGAAGTATCCGTGACAACATCTTACCGCTTCCATATAAGGAGCCATCACAAGTATTGATGGCGCTGTTCCAGCAGATCGTGCAGGAAGGCCGCGCATTTGCATCAAGTGGGGATATGAACGTCAGCGATATGAGCACAAACGCTCCTGTTGGTACAACACTAGCTCTACTAGAGCGTACGTTAAAAGTGATGACGGCTGTGCAGGCCCGCTTGCACTATGCGATGAAACAAGAGTTCAAACTACTCAAGATCATCATTGCTGATTACACACCAGAAGAGTATGACTACAAACCCGAAGAAGGTAGTCGCAAGGCTAAAAAGTCTGACTATGACTCTACAGATGTGATTCCAGTTAGCGATCCGAACGCCGCGACTATGGCGCAGAAGATCGTGCAGTATCAAGCTGTACTACAGTTAGCACAAAGCGCACCGCAGTTGTACAACTTACCGCTTCTGCATCGTCAGATGATTGAGGTGTTGGGTATTAAGAATGCTAACAAATTGGTCCCTGTTGAGGACGACCAAATACCGACTGATCCAGTACAAGAGAATCAGAACTTGTTGACTGGCAAACCGGTCAAGGCATTCATGGAGCAGAACCATGAGGCGCATATCCAGACGCATATGTCTGCGATGCAGAACCCGAAGATCATGCAGTTGCTGCAGATGAACCCACAAGCCCCTGCTCTACAGGCGGCGATGATGGCGCACATCAACGAGCACATTGCGTTTGAGTATCGCAAGCAGGTTGAGATGGCTATTGGCGCACCTCTACCCGGCGAAGAGCAGAACAAGCATATGGCCCCCGAGATGGCAGACCAAATTGCGATGGCTACCGCCAAGGCTTCACAGCAGTTGATGCAGCAGGCGCAACAACAAGCGTCGCAACAACAAGCTCAGCAACAGATGCAGGACCCAGTTGTCCAGATGCAGATGCAAGAGTTGCAGCTCAAGCAGCAGGACCTACAACTCAAAGCGCAGAAGCAAGCGGCTGACATGGCGGCTAAAGCTGACCAGATTCGCATCGAGGAGTCTCGTATCCAAGCGCAGAAAGACATCGCAGCTATGCAGGTTGGCGCTCAATCTGCGGCTAAACGCGATCAGCTAGAGAAGCAGCAACAAGCTGAAGGCTTACGTATGGGAATTGACGCGGCTAAGCATAAAGCTCAGATGGCTGTGCAGATGACGCAAAGGACAAAAAATAAATGAGTACACAAGCGTTTCAATATTTAGCCAAAGAAGTTGACAAGCTTCGAGGCGATCAAGTTTCCTTCCTCGCTGGAGGAGGTGCAAAAGATTTTGCCGAGTATCGGCATGTCTGCGGGGTCATCCGGGGTCTGACTCATGCAGAACAACTTGTCAAAGACCTCGTGCAAAAAATGGAGTATTCCGATGAGTGAGTTTGATGTTTCCGCTGTGGACTTGTCTGGCATTTTGAATGCTAGTAACGAAGACAAGGCTAAACAGTTGCCTGATCCATCTACCTATTACATGTTGACTGTCGTTCCCGAAGCGATAGAAGAGTACGCGGATAGTGAGATTGGTATCGTCAAGTCCAATCAATCTATGTATTACGAAGAAGTACTGACCCCAGTGCTATTTGTAGTGAAGATGGGACCTGATTGCTATACAGACGCTACCCGTTTTCCTAACGGACCTAGCTGCAAAGTTGGCGACTTCGTTGTTGTCCGCCCCAATTCAGGCACCCGCTTGAAAATTCATGGCCGTGAGTTTCGCTTAATTGCGGATACCTCAGTAGAGGCCATTGTGGAAGACCCGCGCGGAATTTCTCGTGCTGCATAAGGAGTAAATTATGGCGTTACCCGAGTTTGAGCTACCCGATCCTGATAAGGATAGTGCTACTGAAGACGACAAGTTTGAAGTAGAAATAGAAGACGATACACCCAAGGAAGACAGGCGCCGCCGCCCAGACCCCGAAGGCCCACCTGAAGACCCAACAGAAGACGAACTTAGTTCGTATGACGAGAAGGTACAGGCGCGTATCAAGAAGTTCACCCGTGGCTATCACGATGAACGTCGAGCGAAAGAAGAAGCCCTACGTGAACGCGAAGCGGCGGAAACCTTTGCAAAACAAGTGTTTGAAGAAAACAAACGTCTTCAACAGCAACTATCATATGGTAGTAAAGCATACATTGAGCAGTCTCAAACTTCTGCGGACATGATGTTGGCAAATGCCAAGAAAAAGTACAAAGAAGCATACGAAGCTGGTGATGTGGACTCTATTGCCGACGCCCAAGCAGAAATTGCACAAGCTACTTTGAAATTAGACAAAGCCCAAGGTCTGCGTCCAATAGAAGTAGAAGAAAAGGAGTATGCACCCGCAAAACCAGAAGGTCCAACGGTCACTCCCCGCACCCAGAAGTGGGTCCAATCCAACAGTGATTGGTGGGGAGTAGACGAAGAAATGACTATGGCAGCGATGGGGCTTGACAAAAAGTTAGCTAAAGAGTATGGTTCAGACTATGTTGGTACTGAAGAGTACTTCAAAACCATCGATAAAACGATGCGCAAAAGATTTCCTGAGCATTTTGAAGATGCTGAGAGCTATGAGGAAGATACACCGCCTCCAAAGAAAAGAGTATCAGAACCGGTTGATGAGGATGATGAACCCCCACGCCGTGCACAAAAATTTACTAGCGTTGTGGCTCCGGCCTCACGTAGTACTCCGCCTAACCGCATAAAGTTAAAGGGGTCAGAAGCGACGATTGCTCGTCGTCTTGGGGTTCCAATTGAAGAATATGCGCGACAGGTTGCAATACTTAAAAGAGGTTAAATATGGATCAGGTTAAAACTGCTGATAAGGCACAAAATCGTTTGGCTCGTGAGTTAGACACAACAGTAACGCGGACTGCAATGCAGCGTCCCACTTCGTGGCAGGCTCCCGAAACTTTACCTTCACCTAATCCACGTCCGGGTATAACGCATCGCTGGGTAAGAACCGGCATGATGGGTGTCCCAGATGTGCAAAACATCTCTGGCAAGTTAAGAGAAGGATATGAACCCTGCAAAGCAGAAGAGTATCCTGAAATGATGATGCACGCTTCTACCGAAGGTCGCTTTAAGGGCAACATTGAGGTGGGAGGTTTGGTTCTATGTAGTATTCCTTCTGAGTTTTTGAAACAACGAGAAGCTCACTTCTCAAACATTAATAAAGCAACGATGGAATCTGTAGATAACAATTTCATGAAAGACAACGATCCACGGATGTCGAAGTTCTCTGAAAAATCGACAAAAGTGACGTTCGGTTCTGGTTCTTAACTTTTTTATAGGAGTCTTAAATGGCTTATCCCACGGTCTCGGCCCCCTACGGCCTAAAACCGATCAATCTGATCGGAGGACAGGTATTTGCGGGAGGTACTCGCAGTTTACCTATCCAATACGGCTATGCGACAAACATCTTTTATGGTGATTTCGTTGTGCTGTCTCGCGGTTTTATTACCCGTGCTTCTGTCTCGACAGGTACAGGTGTTAACCAAGTTACAGGTATTTTCCTAGGATGTTCGTATACGAATCCCCTAACCAAACAAAAGACCTTTGCTCAATACTGGCCCGCTTCAACGCTGGCTGGCGATTGCTTGGCTATTGTTTGTGATGATCCTGACACCGTGTTCAAAGCGGCTGTTTGTTCTGGTACTACTGTTCTTGCTTCTGGTGCTTTGTCTTTGGTTGGTACTAACCTATCAATGATTAACAATACAGGTAGCACAACTACTGGTAACTCAGCAAACGCAGTTTTGGCTCCTTCTGCCACTCCTGTAACTACCATTCTTCCAGTTCGTTGCGTTGGTGTAGTGCCTGACACTTCATACTCTGGTTCAGCTACTGGTTCTTCCAGTTCGACCACTATTACCTTGACTGGTACTGGTGCGCCGTTTGCTCTGCCTGTTGGTACTGATGTGGCTTACTTAGCCGCTAACGGTCAACTGATTGAGACTGGCTCGTTCGTAGCTACTGCCGCAGCAGCAGGTGCGACTTCTGTAACAATTGACTCTGCAATTGCAGTGCCCGGTAGCGTAACTGCTATCCCGTCAGCTTCAACCGTAGTTTTCACTGTTTACAATGAAATCTTGGTTAAAGTTAACTTGTTGGTGCACGGCTATTACAGCAGCGCAACGGCTTAATAAGGAGTAACTTAAAATGGCTATTTCACGCGCACAACTACTTAAAGAACTCCTTCCCGGCCTGAACGCATTGTTCGGTCTCGAATACGCCCGTTATGGTGAGGAACATAAAGAGATTTATGAAACCGAAACCTCTGAGCGTTCTTTCGAGGAAGAAACTAAACTGTCTGGCTTCTCTGCCGCACCTGTCAAAAATGAAGGCTCCGCCATTCAGTACGACAATGCACAAGAGGCATGGACAACTCGCTATAACCACGAAACCATTGCTTTGGGTTTCTCAATCACTGAAGAAGCGATTGAAGACAATCTGTATGACTCACTGTCAG